TATTAAAAACAATTATTTGTGATGGATGTATTTTTTCACACATTCTTGCAAAAAATTGCATCCCTGATGATAATGTATTCATAGTAAGAACAATGTGAATATTATTAGATAGATCATTAATAATACTGGATATACATATAAGTGTTTTACCTTCTTGTGGTTTGCGAATAACAAGACTTATCTTGTTTTCAATCTCTTCACTGGAAATTCTGGTTGACATTTTCAAATTGCGTTGTTGGTTTGGGGATCAATAACAAATACAAAATTGTATAAAACATTTCAATTTTTTGTGTGGAATAAAAAAATGAAATTTATATTTTAAATTGAGTTATTATTAAATAAAAATTATTATTTTGGTGTAATCGTATATTCTTCAAAAAGTTCTCTACATACATTACATGTACAATCCAAATTTACATTTATTGCTTCTTGAATAATACAATTTTTACATTTTCTAAATCCCATTTCATCACAAAATTCATCTGTTGAATCTATTATTTGATTGCATTTTTTACATTCCCATAATTCAGTATTAGGATTGCAATCCATGCAAATATAAATGGATACACCATCATCAACTGATTGAAATAAAATAATTGTTTCTGTATAATATATCCATTCACCTGATTTTTTTTTACCCACCCTATTTTCACATTCAAAGCAATATTTATTATCAACAATTTCTTCCATTTCTATTTCTTGATTTATTAAAATGTAGAGAAACAATAATTTTTTCAATTTTATAATAAAATTGAAAAAATATATACAATTATAAGTTATATATTAAACATAAGAATGCCACGAAAGTCTGTTGAATTTAATGCATTTGAATTAGTATTTCCTATTTTACTATTGTATTCTTGTATTAATAATTATGATGAATTAATTGAATTTATTCATGATCCATTAAAATACGATAAAATAATATTTAATGATGAAAAAGATAGAAGTAATTATTTAACTGATATAATACAAAAAAGTTCAATCGTAAATAATTATATAACTACATTTCGTAAATTAGATTTACAAAAAGAATTAGATAATGAAAATATTAAATGTATATATATTAGTGGAAAAACAAATAAACATCCAATAATAAGTGAATTAAATAAAGGTTATGATAGAAAAGAAACCAAAAGTGATATATATATTGAATATGAAAACAAAGAAATAAAAGGTGTATCTGTTAAGCAAAATGCAAAGGCAACTAAATCAAATTATAGTGTTCAAAAAATGTTGTCTAAAGAGAATGATAAAATTCTCACAAATATAAAAAAAACATTTTTGAAAGAAAATGGATATACACGTTCTGATAAAACAAAACGTGATAACATGAATAAATTATTTTATAATAATAATCCATATTGGCAAGCACTAAAAACTGAAATAGAAATAAATAAATCAGTAATATTACAACAATTATTAAAATTATTATATTGTTGTAATATGAAATATGATGTTTATGAATATGATGGAACAACACTAAAAAAACTAAATATAAAAATAGAAGATATATCTAGTGTAGTATTTGAAGAATATTTACAATATTATTATGATACAAAAGGTAATAAAAGAGAAACTGCAAAATTATTTTATAGGTTGTGTGTTGATAAAAAAATATATAGAGTAGAGATAAGATGGAAAGGGGATATATATAATGCATCACCTCAATTTCAAATACATAACGAATGTCCTATAAATAGTTCTTTAAAGTCGTCCTAATTACAGTATATACATTATCTACATTAACACTATTTCCTAATTGTTTATAACTTTTCTTGTCATCATTGGATAATTTAAATGTTTCTGGAAAAGATTGTAATCTTGCACATTCACGAGGTGTTATATATCTTTTTTTTTTACCATAAATAGGAATTTGTGAAATTGCAACTAATGTAGGAAAATAATTACTTTTTTTAACACGTATTCCTGATTGTCTAATTTGAATAAAATGGTTGAAAATACTATCATTATGTTGTACATGTCCTGTTTGCCATTCTAATTTTCCATATATTTCTCTTTTTTTTAAAAGAGATGAATATTTATTATACCATTCTATAAATTCAGTATTATATTTCTCTATTAAATATTTATTTTTGGTAATATAATCTTTTTTCCAATTTGGAAAACTATCAAATTCACTTTGAGAATATATATTAAAAGCATCATTTATCATTATAGTTGGAGATATTTTTTCTCCAATTTCAAACTTTTTTAACATTTCATCCCATGATTCAAGAACATTTAATGTGTCTCCTTTAATATAATATTTTTCTTGAATATCCTCATCTTTATCCAAAAATTTTTGAAAATCTATTTTACCTGTATATTTTGGCAATACAATATCCCTTCCATTATATATATCATTACGAATACATACAAAATATATTCGTTCTCTTTGTTGTGGAATACCATAATTATGTGGCGATATTTGAAATAATTGTAAATTATAACCTAACAAAGATATTTTATTTTTAATATATGTTATTACTTCACCATTACTTACTTTTAATATATGTTTTACATTTTCTAAAAACATAAATTTTGGTTGCTTTTCTTTTGCAATACGAACAATTTCATCAAATAATAATCCTCTTTCATCATCAAAACATTTTTTTTTACCACCGTTACTAAACGATTGGCACGGAAACCCTGCACATAAAATATCAAAATCATCCATTGTTTTTTCATTTATATCTTTTACATTTGTTACAGGTTCAATACCATAATTATCTTTATACACTTCTCTACAACTCTTGTCAATATCACATGCCAATATACATTGAGCACCCATTTTATGTAATGCTTGATGAAACCCACCTATTCCACAAAACAAATCAATAAATTTATAACATGAAAGATCCAATGAATCATTTGTCTCTTCTTTTTTAGTGGGTTCATTAAAAACAATTAAATTATTTATTTGTTCTTCTAATAAAGCAATTAATTGCTTTTTTGTTTTAGATTTCACTTTTTTAATTCCATATTCATTGCATTTACTCAATAATTCTTCTTTTTTCATTTTCATTAAATCCATGTTATTTATAATTAATTAATATTATTTATATTATTAATCAATTTTTTAATACATCATTTATATTTTATAAATATTTATTTTATATTTAATTTATATGACGATAAACATATCCAAATTTGTAAAAACAGACACAGGAAAATATGTAGTATCTATTTTATTAGGATTAGGATTGGCAACTATTTTTAGAGAAGTGTGTAAAGATAATGAATGTATTATATTTTATGCTCCTGATTTAAATGAAGTAGAGAATAAAATATATAAACAAGATGGAAAATGTTATAAATATAGTTTAGTTTCAACAAAATGTGACAACACAAAGAAAAATGTATTAATAAATACTAATTCGTCATAATTATATTTATAATTCATATTATAAATATAAATGGCATCATCAACAACAAATATTTTTGATTTACCAACTACAACAAATCAAAATGTTCAATTTAACATTACAGATAATATTGCAGGACAAGATACAAAATTAAATAATCCAGCAACAAATGTATCATTAGATCAAACAACAATTAATCAATTAGTTTCTGGTATTCAACAAGCAAGTATAACTGGAGCAACGCAATTACAATCCAGAGATATTCCCATTAACAAAACACAACAATTGGATAGTCAAGTTCAACAAGAATATATTCCTCCATCAAATAATAATAATTTTATAGAAGAAGAAGAAGAAGTTGAAGAAAATAACTTTAGAGAAAATATACACAAAGCAAAAAATTATTTATGCATGTTTGAAAATACATATAACGAATTGCAAATGTCAGTATTATTATCTATGGTATATTTTTTATTACAACTACCATATGTTAAAAAATTATTAATTACCCATGTTCCTATTTTATTTTTTAGAGATGGAAATATGAATATTTATGGAAATTTGTTTATGAGTATTTTATTTGGCGTTGTTTATTATGTATTATCATTGTTTATTCATATTAATGAAAAAGAAGGGGAAATATTATACACTGAGTAATTCTTTTAATTAAAAATAACTTTGTGAAATCTTTCAATAACAAACCCTTGAATTGGATTTATATCATTTTCTAATAATTTAACAATTTTTAAATAAAACTCTTTAGGGCGTTTTAAAATATTTTTTTTAGAAACCATAAATTGTCCTCCTGCTCCAAATATAAATTTCATATTTTCTTTTCGTTCATTAAAAAGTGTTTCATAAGTTTCAATTAAAGGTATACCAGGATGATGTGGACATCCTGATAGATTACAGTCATATATGTAGTCACATAATATTTCAAAATCTTTATTATGTTCTTTATTATTTATTATTTCTTTTAATTTATACATTGTATTTGAAAAATGATCAAATGGATATCCTTGCAAAAAAATATTATAGTCATATAAATTATCATAATTATCATAAATATGTTTAAAAAAAGTATGTTGTTCTCTGCCAACATTATTTAATAATATCTCATTATACCCATTATATCTATTATTCCTATTATTTAATTTTTCTCCTTTATTATAAACAATTACATTTTTAAAAAATTTACACCATATAACAGGTTCATTATATCTTGCAACAATAATACATATTGACATTAATATTTATGCCATATATATTAAAAAATATAAATATTATAATTTAATAGGTATCATCTACTAGATAAATAATCCTCCTCTTCCTCTTTTTCTTTTTATTGTATAGTTTGGTTTAAAAGAATTGCGTTTTGAAGAAATATTTAATGATTTTCTATACGAATTACTAGACGAAATATTTGATGATTTTTTTAATGATTTTTTTAATGATTTTCTTGGCGAAATATTTAATGATTTTGAGGTTGGTTCAGCATTCATATCTATATCAATTGGTCTATATTTCATAAAATGTATTTCATATTCTTTTGTACCTTTTTTATCTTTTAAAGATAAAAATAATTTATTTTTCTTTGCTCTCATTTCTTCTAATGTTTCTTGGTGTCCATAACAATCTACACTAAAACGTTTTAATAATCCTTTTTGTTGTAATCTATTTAATTGTTGAACTTTGAATAAATATTGAGACATGCACAAGATACGACCAATATCATAATAATCTTTATTTGAATATAAAAACGCCAAATAAAAACTCAACATGGTATCTATTGTTGCAATTTTAACAGAATGTCCATGAACATTAATTACATTATAACTATGACACGCCAATGGTTCATAAATAAATGCAACTGTATCTTTCTCTACTTTTATTTCATAATGTAGAGAAATAATTTCACCTATTTTTTCTTTTTTGACAATGGAAACATTTTCAATCCCAATATTATTTAATGTCATTTTAACTAATTCGGCAGTTTTTAAAGGTTCTGTAGATAAGACATCAAAATCTGGATATTTTTTAAATTTATGTTTTAATTTTTTAGGCATATATCTGGAATATAATGATATTGCATAACCACCAAAAAATATAACTTTTTCTTTAATAAAAGTATCCCTTATTGTATCATAAATTGCATCTACATTTTTTGTATTTTCCATCTTTCTTTGAAAATCTACTCTTTCACAATTTTTTGCATTCAATGGATAATTTTTGTTTAATAAAGTAATTCTTTTTAATACTTTTTCCCATCTACTCACATCACCTGCTGGTCTTGACAATTCTAAATACATGGACATTCTTAAAAAATTAGGGGGAGCATACAATATTCCACCTTTACTAATTGCATCTTTTTTTAATACTTGAAAAATATTTTTATCTAAAAAAGTAATGTCTGCAACTGGTATAAAATTTACAAAAACTTTATACGTTCCTTCATGAATACCATTTTTAGCTTCAACTTCTTGAAATCCCTTGTTATAATAAATATCAGCTAAATCTTTTGCATCTTGATATGCATTAGGAGAAAAAAAATCATAATCTGGTATCTCTGTATCTTTATTATAAAACTGATCTTCTATAGGAAGAATAGAGTTAATGGCAGTTCCACCATATGCAACTAATTTTTTTTTCTTTAAAAATTCTTCTACTATACTTATTATTTTTTTTATTTCAGGTGAATTTACTATTGCTTTTCCTTCTTTTTCTTCTGCATTGTCAACTGCCATACGTAAAATGGCCAACTCACAATCTTCCAATGTTATCCCCTTTTCACATTGAAATGATTTCATATAATAAAAAAATATTTTATTATCATTATATGTTATAATTATAAAATCTACTACTCACATCTCTTGGAGCAAAAGAGTAACCTGGTGGTGGATCATTTGGAACTGCAATATACATTGGTCTATAACGTAAATGTGGTGGTTTCAATATAAAAGCAGTACCATTATCACTAAACAAATTTACTGCTTTATCATACATTTCATCTTCATTTGAAAAATTAATTGCCGTCATTTGAATTCCTAATAAATTAGATGTTGAAATATTTGGATTTGATGGATTTGTACCTATATCTGGCGTTACAATTGACATGCTCTTTTTATTAAATTCTATCAACTCATTTTGGTCTGGTGAATTTCTCATATCATAATTTGTTAATAATCTACATGTAGTAGAACTAGTTGTCATGTTACAAAATTCCATTAAATCTTTATTATCCAATACATTTGTATTTTGTTTATCAATCATTATAATAATTTTACTCTTGAATTTATTCAATGGTTCAGAAGTAATATTTCTTATTGTACAATCTAATTTCCCATTAGAATCTTTACATTCCTGATATTCAAAACTATATTCAGGTCCTAATATATAACCACTATTCTCATAATTTTTTATAATTAATGCCATATTAGAAAACATTTTTTGATTTGTACTCTGTATTCTTAATTGAACAAATAATGGATCGGTTGGATTAGGTGATGTGGATATATTAAATGCAGTGTTTATAATTGTATCAAATACATTTCTAAATGAAACAGAACTATTTGATTCTTTTATATAATAATTATTTGGAATACTTGACGTTGCAACAATCGGTTCATTCTCTATTGAATATATTTCAAAATCTAATAATCGTGCTCCTTGTGCAATTACATTTTTTAATGATTGGGTATCTACATTATTATTCGTTGTAGTATTATTATTATTACACGAATTATATGATGAAAATATATAATAATCTCTTAATGAATATGTTCCAGATAAACCCATACCAGTTGGATCATCATCAGTTGCATCTTGGTTTGTAAATGATTCTTGAGTAGTTGTATCATCTTTTGTTGGTTTATTTAAAGGCATTGAATTTATTTTTCTATTTACATTTTTAGAAGTAGTTTTTGCCTTTTGAATCACCCAAGTAACGAGAACGACTACTCCTATTATAATAAATGCAATAATATACATAACTATTTGGGTTAATCCACTTCTGTTATATTGTTGTCCTGATAATTCGGTTGTTTGACGCCATTTTATTTTATCTTCTCTTGATGTACCTACTAATTTATCAAATGCATTTGGTTCAACTTGTCTTTCACGGTCTTGACGAGCTATATTTACTACAGTAGACAATGCATTTCCCATATTATACTTATTATTATAAATGATTATATTATTCTTTTATTTACAATAAAGTTAAATAATTAGTATATAATATATTTATAATGCCTGGTGGGTTAATGCAATTAGTAAGTGAAGGACAACAAAATATTATTTTAAATGGCAATCCATCTAAAACTTTTTTCAAGTCTACCTATTCTAAATACACTAATTTTGGATTACAAAAGTTTAGAGTAGATTTTGATGGTTCTAAAACATTAAGATTAACAGAAGAATCTAATTTTACATTTAAAATACCAAGATATGCTGATTTATTAATGGATTGTTATTTATCAGTTGAATTACCTAATATTTGGAGTCCAATTGTTCCACCTACAGAAGAAAACGCAAATCAATGGATTCCTTATGAATTTAAATGGATTGAATATTTGGGAGCACAAATGATTTCTAAAATAACAATAACATGTGGAAATCAAACGATTCAAGAATATTCAGGAGCATATATATTAAATTCAGTTTTAAGAGATTTTTCTGCAGATAAAAAAGAATTATTTTTTAAAATGATTGGTCATGTTCCTGAATTGTATAATCCTGCAAATTCTGGAACGAGAGTGAATTCTTATCCTAATTCTTATTATACTACAAGTTCAGTTGGTGCAGAACCAAGTATAAGAGGTAACATTTTATATATTCCTATAAACGCATGGTTTAATTTAAAAAGTCAAATGGCATTTCCACTTATTTCTCTACAATATAATGAATTACATATTAATGTAACAATTCGTCCTATCCAAGAATTATTTCAAATACGTGATGTATATGACACTGTAAATAATTTTCCTTATGTTGCTCCCAACTTTAATTTATACTATATGCAAATGTATCGGTTTCTTCAAACTCCACCTGATATTGAATTAGGAGTTACCTCTTATATTGATACACGTAGTCTTTGGAATGCAGATGTACATTTAATTTGTACATATGCCTTTCTTTCAAATGAAGAATCCAGATTATTTGCATTACAAGAACAAAAATATTTATTCAAACAAGTAAGAGAACAAATATTTTATAATGTTACAGGTTCAAATCGTACATCTATTGATTCAATAGGAATGATTGTAGATTGGATGTTTTATTTTCAAAGAAGTGATGTAAATTTAAGAAATGAATGGAGTAATTATACCAATTGGCCTTATAATTATTTACCTCAAGATTTGATACAAGCACCTACAAGTGGTTCATGGCCTGTAGAAAGAAGTAATAAAATAGTAGATGTAGGTCCTGGTGTAAATACAGATGGATTTTTAACTGGATGGATGATTACAGGAAATTATAATTTTGAAAATACAAAACATATATTAATTACAATGGGAATATTACTTGATGGTATTTATAGAGAAAATCAACAACCTGCAGGTGTATATAATTATATAGAAAAATATACTAGAACATCTGGATCAGGAAAAGATGGATTATATGTATATAATTTTTGCATGAATTCATCAAACTTAGAGTTACAACCAAGTGGAGCAATGAATATGAGTCGTTTTACAAATATTGAATTGGAAACTGTAACGATTATTCCACCGATTGATCCAAATGCACAAAGTTTAGTTATTTGTGATCCACAAACAGGAAATGTTATTGGTATTAATAAACCTACATGGAGAATTTATGATTATTATTATAATCTGGTTGTTTTTGAAGAAAGATATAATGTAGTTAATTTTATTGGAGGAAATTGTGGATTATTATATGCAAGTTAATTATTATACAATAGTTGCATTAGATGCATATGGTCCTACAACCATAAATTCACCTGTTAATGTTGGTGTTGCATGATAACTAGGAATAAATTGAGTAAAAAATATAGATGGATTATATCGTTTGTCGTATAATAGTTTTTCTTCATCAAATGTTTCTCTCCATGTATTGATTCCTTTATTATAATATAAAGCAGGACTATTTATTTTATTCTCAAAATAATAAGCGTGTGTTCCAATATCACTTGTCAAAGTAGAATAAGAAGGAGTCACATTATCTGTTAATTTTCCATTATCGTCAAATGGAATTACATTATCATAATTGTGATTCATTCGTCTTTTTTCTTTTCTCTTCTTTTTTGTTGGACGACATCCATAACAATCTATATCTGAAGTACATTGTTCTCCAGTTATACTACAAGTTGCTTGTGGACCACACATATTTTTACATGAATATTTAGTATTAATTGGTAAATTTACTGTATGACTATAATTATCATATCCTTCTTTTAGTGAAACCATGTTTAATAAAATAACAAACAATAAAAGAACAAGAATTATATTATTTATATATTTGTAATTCATATAATTATTTGTTATTATAATTATATTTTTTTTCATATTTTACTTTTTTATATCGTTTAGATTTTGTAGTCAGTGAATATTCCTACATAAATAGTTTATATAATTATAATATATTCTTTAAAATTATAATGTCGGATGAACAAACTGGAACGGATGAAACTCCTGATTTGATTAAATCAAAAAAAAAGAGTGGTACTGATCAAGTAGCCTCTTTTTATGAAGTATATGCATACCATGTATTAATAATATTATCAGGTATTATTTTATTAGGAGCTCCTTTAGTTTATAGTTCTATAATAGGTAGATCTGGTATATTAAGTGGTGTTGTAAATCTAAGAAATGGTTATTGTTCTCCATTTGCCGAACCAAATATTTCTGCTACAAGTGAACCTATTGAGGATATAAACCAAATGATTTACGCTATAGGTGAACCTGCTAATGAGGATAATTTTATTATTGCCGATCAAATATCATTTTTACAAAGTTTAAATGCATGTATAAGAAACACATTTAAAGGTGAAAATCAAGAAGAAATGGATGAAAATGGAGAACCATCTATTTGTAGTATTAACTATGGTAAATTAATTCATTTTGATTATAAAAAAAATGTAGATTGGTTATTAACACCTACTTATAATTTTTTAAAAAGATGGACACAAATACAAGATTTAATTGAATATATTAATATAAATGAAGGAAGTGGTAATGTTCCCACATTTTATTCATTAAGTGATGAATTTTTTACATTAATGTATGGCAATGCATCTATTTGGACATTTATTGGAGGCGTATTGTTTTTGACATTTATAGAATTACCTCTTGATATTATTCGTAGATTATTTGTACTTGCAATCTTTTTGTATGATGTGTTTTTTGGTAGTTTATTTTATTATTTAACATATATATTTTCAACTTCTTTTTTAGAAACATGTTTATTATTACTACCTTCAATCTTATTTTTGGTTTTGCCTATGAATGTAGTTATTGGACTTATTTATTATATATTTGATGGATTATCATTATTATTTTTTGGTATTTTTGTAATTTATTATTTTATACAAATTGGATTATATGTATTTTTTATAATTTATACCTATGGAGAAGCAATTAATAAAGCAGATTATGCATTCTATATGATGAAAATACTCATATTTTTTGGTGCAGTTATTTATTTAGTTTTATTATTTCTTGCAGCTACTGCATTATTTGTTGTATATGGAATATTTGTGAGATATGCATCGTTTTTAATAATGTTTATTATTTTTATATTGCCATTATTTTTTACTGCTACTATTGCAGATACAAATAAGAATAATACCGATAAAAATTATTCTTTTAGAACATTACTTAAAGGACTGAAATATAAACAAACTTCTATTTTATTATTATTATTAATTGTATTTGTGTATGATTTGTTTTATTGTAAAGTAATTACTATGCAAGGTACTAATTTTGGGACAATGTTTTTATTTATAGTATTGTTATTTATTTGTGGATATTTCAATACTACATTAATAAATACAGAAGATACTAAGAAAAATGGAATGTTTTCTAGCTGGGCAATTAATTATTATAAAACGGACGCATTAGCAAAAGATTCCATGATTCAATTGGATAAAGATGATTATGAAATGTATAATAGAAAAACATTACGTTGTGATGCAAGTTTTGGAGATAGTTCTAATGTAAAAAATAAATTTAATTATGAAGCATTTAATGTTGGAACTGCAATAATGAGTAGGCTTGATTGGATTATGGGATATAAATAATAACATTTTTATAAATTTTTTATTTAAATAAATAATTTTATTTAAATAAATGTCAAATAATAAAAAAAAATCAAAACCTGAGGTAAGTATATGTACGCCAACATTTAATAGACGACCCTTTTATGATGTAATCATTAAATGTTTTCTTTCTCAAACGTATCCATTAAATAAGATGGAATGGATTATTATAGATGATGGAACAGATAAAATAGAAGATTTAGTGAAACATATTCCACAAGTAAAATATTTTAAATATGATACTAAATTGTCATTGGGAAGAAAGAGAAATATTATGCATGAAAAAGCGTCTGGACAATTTATTGTATATATGGACGATGATGATTATTATCCTCCTGATCGTGTAAGTCATGCTGTTGAAACATTAAAAAATAATCCATCATATTTAATTGCTGGTTCTAGTGAGATGTATATATATTTTAAACATATAGACCAAATGTATCAATTTGGTCCTTATGGTCCGAATCATTCAACAGCTGCAACGTTTGCATTTAGAAGAGAATTATTAAATCAAACATCATTTGAAGATGAAGCAGTATTAGCTGAAGAAAAGCATTTTTTGAAAAATTATACAATTCCATTGATTCAATTGGATCCATTAAAAACAATATTGGTATTTTCTCATATTCATAATTCATTTGATAAAAAAGAATTGTTAAATCAACCAAAAAGTAAATACATGAATATATCTAATAAAACAATTCATGATTTTATCAAGAATCAATACATAAAAGATTTTTTTATGATTCATATAGATGACATTTTATCCAAATATGA